AAGTCTGCGGAATGGCCGAGAAGGTAATAGACGATTGCCCGCCTGAGCCAACCGTCACACTTCCTAGCGCGTCAAATGCACCTGTAGGGCCAGCGTAAGGTGCGGCAGTAAGCGCGAATAGACCGTATCCCTGTGCGGAAGCGCTCGCTTTAGTAGTAATTAACGGGGACATATACCGACCTTACGCGAATTTCGTAGCGGAGGCAATAACCGTATAAGTAGCCGAAGCGGTCTTTAGGATAGTAAATACATAGGCGTCAATAGCCGAAGCGTCTCCGGTGCTAGGAGCCGTTCCGCCTTGCCACTTAGGGCTAACCGAAGAACCGTCAATAGTAAAAGCCGTAGGGTAATAGCCCGTAGATCCGTTCGTATTAGCTACGACTACGGTCACGGTCTGCCCCGTAGCAAGAATCGAGTTAAGGGTAGTCGAGGAGTTTCCTCGGAAATTTAGGGTGAAGTTAGCCGTAGCAGAGGTAGTAAACCACCACGAGGTCGAGGTAGCTATATCTATATTCTGAGAGCTTGCGATAGCCGAACCCGCGATATAGGCGGTTTCGAGTAGTCCGGTTACGGCGTAGTTAGTAGATACTCCGATAGGCGAAGTAGCGCGAACGCGGTTATCGGTGATATTCGCGGTAACGATAGAAGTAACGCCAGCGCCTACTGCGATAGTTGCGAGGAGAAGCGAGTTAGCGGGAGTCGAAGGAGCTACCGGAGCAGAGGCAGGGGTTCCCGCGATTACCTGGAAGGTTACGTTATTAAGAGATCCGGTGTAGTACGCGTCGTTTACGGTTACTACGACGATATCTATACGAGGGTTAGAAGCGTTAGCGGTACTTACCGTTAGGGTTGTAGTAGCGTCGTTATACGCCATATACGTACCCATATTAGATTGAGTCGTACCGAGAATAGCCGCCCAACCCGAGGCTACGAGAACGGACATACCAGCAGGAGAGTTCTGGGTAACCGCTAAGTCGGTCGAGTTAATAATTCCGGAGCTTTTCCAGATTGTCTGGGTAGTTAGGCGGTCGTTTTCCGCAGGGTGGCTACCGTTTTGGAGCCAACTCGGTGGTGTACGTAGTGCCATTATTTCTCCTTAGATATACGCGTTGCGCCAAGTAATTGCCGCCGCCGTAGTGCCAATAAGTGTACCTGTTCCCGCTAGGAAGAATGAGTTATTACCCGGAAGAGCGGAGAACCAGTTAGAGCCGCCGTTAATAAGATTACGGGCAGGGTTTCCGTTAAGGGTGATTAGTTTTTGGTCTAAGTCGATAACGATAGTATCGGTATTCGCATAGGTTCCCTGAATCGTTATATAGGTTCCCTGCGTATTATTACCGAGGGTCGGGTTAGTAATTGGTCCGTTAAGGGTAATTACCGGATAGGTCGTAGCCCAACCCGCATTATTAACGGTCGTCGTAAGAGTAGAAGAGCCGCCACCGTAGGAAAGGTTATAGGTACGGTTATATTGACGACCGAGGGGGTTACCAACGGCGAGGGTCGCGGTCTGTAGCGTATCGTCGTAATATCGAGGATCCGCGCAGAAGAACGAATACTGGCTCGTAATATAGCCGTAGGTATAGTTCGGGTCTACGACGGTCTTATTCGTACGGACGCGAGCGTTAACGCGTTGTAGTCCGTCCGCTGGCGAGAGCTGGAATTGTAGAGGCGTCGTTCCGCTAGTCTGAGGCAAGAGCGCGGCTTGTAGAAGGTTAAAGTTAGCCTGAGCCGAGTTACCGTTACCCGAGAACGTGTTCATAGTAATAGTAATCGTGCGACCCGAAAGGAAGTCGTTTCCGGTAAACATACCGTCGGCGTATCCGCGGTTATCGTCCTGATTACGGATAACGGGTAGGGACTCGAGACCGTCTACCGAAAGAATCTGAAAAGGCGAGCCAGCTCCGCCGAATACGAAACCGTTAAAGGCGAAGGAATAGTAATTAAGCGAGGTAACGGTAGCCATTAGTAAGCCTTCCCTGCATTAAGTTTCGCGGCGATTCCTTGAGCGACTCCATAGGTAAGAACGCCGTAGGTAGCCGCAGCGATATCCGAAGCCGATACCGGAGTCGAGATATTATTCGTCTGGTTATAAACGACCGCAGGACTAACGCTAGCGCTTGTCGAAGTAGGTAGAGACGAGCTTCCCGAGATATACGGAGTAGCTACGGATCCTGCCATAGCCGCCGCTCCGAGACCGACTCCCGCGCTATTAACTTGAGCCATAGAGGTAGCTACCGCTTGTAGCTTAGTCTGTAGGTCGTTGAGCTTCGTTATCGTCGAATCGTGAAGAGCGGTAGCCGCTTGGTCGAACGACTGCTGAGAGGCGTCTAGCGAGTCCTGTAAGGTCGTCTGAGCCTTCGCTACGGCGTCGTCGTATGCTTGCTTATTCTTATTAAGAGCGTCGTTAAAAGAGTCTGCTTGGGTCGCTAAAGAGGTAGTAAGGTCGGTCGAAACTTGGTTATATTGGTCGACGAGAGCTTGGGTAGCGAGTTGTCCGCCTTGATTCATCTGGTCGGCTAGAGCGTTAAGACCCGTCGTAGACGTATCCTGAACCTGTTGGAAGAGGTTTTGGATTTGCGCCGTCGTTCCGGGCTGAGCGTTAATAAGGCTCTGCGCCATTTGGTCGCCCATAAGTGGACCTTGCGCTACGACCTGTTGGATAAAGTTCTGCGAATATCCGAGACCCGCGAGCTTAGAAGCGTCCGCGGCGAGGGTCTGCATAGCCGCTAGCTGGTCTTTTAAGGATCCGATTAAGCCGGTAGTAGTACCCGAGCTAAAGAACGACTTACCGAGGTCTATCTTCGTCGCGTTAGCGAATTCATTAGTTAGTAGAGCTTCCGACTGCTGAACGATAGCTAACTGCTTATCTGCCGCCGCCTGTTGGAGTTTAGCGATAGCGTCGTTATTAGCCGTAGCCGAGGCGAGGTTAGCGTCGTTAAGTTTCTGTTGAGCGTCTGCTACCGACTGATTAAAGGCGAGGTTAGCCTTAGCTACCGCGTCGTTATGCGTCTGTTGTAGTTTCTCGTAGGCGACCGTATAGTCCCGAAGGTCGACGTTCATTTGGTCGTAGATAGACTTAACCTGCTTTTGGTCAGCCGCTAATTCTTCGACCTGCTTCTTAACGAGAGCCGCCGCCTCAGTAGCCGACTTCTTAGCCGCCGCGAGCGCCGCTTTACTAACGTCCCCACCGGGAATCGAGCCGGAGATATCGGTAGCTCCTCCCCCGCTTGTCGATCCGATAGAAGCCGAGCCTCCGCCTAATAGGTTAGGAAGGGTTATCTTCTTATTAGCTAAAGAGTCGAGAGAGCTAGCGTAGCTATCGACTTTAGCCTTAGCCCCGTTAAAGAAACCGCTTACGTCGTCGGTAGCCGTACCGATATCTTTTAGAGCCGCCTTAGCCGCTCCGCCTACGACCGGAAGGTGAGAGAGACCCTCGAGCATTAGCTTCATTGGTCCGGTAACTATTTTCATCCACGCGACGACTAAATCGCCGACCGCGCCGATAAGCCAACCGAAGGCTTCGATACCGACCTTAGCTACGTCGATAACCGCTTGACGGAAAGTCTCCGAATGATTCCATAGGATAACGAAACCTGCCGCGAGAGCCGCTACCGCTACGACTACGAGAGTAATTGGGTTAGCGTCCATAACGGCGTTAAGAGCCGCTTGTGCTACCGCCATAGACTTCGTTACTTCGGTTCCCGCTTCGGTAGCGAAAGTAAGGGCAATTTGCGCCGCTTCCATACCGCTAGTTACGGCAATCCACGCAATCTGAGCCGCCTTAAATACGTTAAGAGCGACTTCGTAAGTCTTAAAGGCTACGAAGGTAGCGGCGAGAATAGCCGCGAAATACTCGAAGGCGGCGGCGTTCTGCTTAATAAAATCGCCAATAGGAGCGAGCGCTTTTACGACGTCCATAAAAAGGCTAATAAGTTTCGAGACTATCGGGAATACGACGTTACCGATAGTAACTGCCATTTCGTTAAACTTCTCTTTTAGGACGGCAATCTCTCCGGCGAAGGTATGCGTATAGGCAACTGCCTGTCCGCCAATCTTCGCGTTTAATTCGTCCATAGCTTTAGCGATAGCTTGGTTCTTCGGAAGGTTCGTATCGAGCGTAATACCTAATTCCTTAAACGCCTTTACCGAGCCTTGCGTTCCGCGAGCGAGAGTAGTAGCCGCGGTATTTAGATCCTCGTGCTTATATCGAGCGAGGTCTGCCGCCATAGACATTAGCTTCGTCGATTCGGTAACCGAACCCGTAGCGGTAATTAACGTACCCATAGCTTGCGCCGCTTGCGCGTGGGTAAAGCCGAGAGAGGCGTAGGATTTAACGCTTTCGTCGACCTTAGCCTTATTCGCCGCGGTAGCTACTCCGGCGTTATTCATAGCCGTTTCTAAACGACCCTGCTCTACCTGCGCGTCTTGTACCGCGAGGTTCATATCAGTAAGAGTCTTTTCTAGACCCATGACGCCTTGCGTTAAGAGGTTTCCGCCGAATACCCCGAGCATTAAGTCTTTTAATTTACCGAGTCCTAGACCGGTCTTTTCCGCCTCGGCAGTAATAGATTGTAGTCCTGCGGTCGCCTTAGAAACTCCGGCGGAAACTCCGCTCGTATCAACGGTAACCGATATCTGTAGACCGGGGATCTCTCCTGCCATGCTTATCCCCTAATCGCCGAAGTAATAGCTATTACCGCTAACTGTTCTGCTCTTCTCGACTGAATAATCGAGTTACGCGCAGGAGTCATATAAGGGTATTTTACATCAGAACCCCACTTAGGGGAGCCTTCTTCTAGCACGCGAGAATAAACCGCTCCGGAATCGACTCCTCCGACATAAGTACCGAATCCGACTCTTACCGAGGCTTGTGCGCGGATATTGTTAATTAAGTTTCCGGTTACGACCTGCGGACCAGTAGTTACCTCGGTACGACGCGTTCCAATAGGGTGCTTAGCTTCCGAAGCGTTAGCCGTAGCTAATCGCTCGAGTTCGGCGGAAATATAGTTAACCGCGGTATTAGCGCCGGAGTCGATACGGATTAAGAGACGGTCGAGAGCCGCTTTTACGTCGGGCAAGTTATCGCTCATTTACGGCTCTCTATCTGCTCTATTTTAACTTCCTCTATGATATCGGCTATAGAGAGAAGCCAATCGGCTCTAGCGGCGGGAAGGTTATCTACCTGCTCGGGAGTCCACCCGAAGCGATCCGCAAACTTAAAGTAAATCCACTCTTCGTCGGGATAAGTAAATCCCTCGGTTCGTAGACCTCCTTTAAGAACCCACTTTAAGCGTTCGAGTTGTCTAAAGGGCTATCGGCGTCAGCCTTATTCTCGTCGGTATCTTGTACGCGAGGGAATAGGTATTCGCTAGCCTCTTGCGTTGCCTTAACGAGAGCGTCGTAGTCCGAAGGAGTTAGTTCGTCGAGGGACTCGATTTTTACTGACGGAATAATTAGGTCGAAAGACCAGTCCTCAATCATGACCGCGATAAGAGCGTCACCGAGAGCGAGCGCCTTAGATAGTTCGCCTGTCTCCGACTCGCTAGCGCGGACTACACGCTTACGGTCTTTATATTTAATCGACGAAGGGTCGCGTAGGGTTACGGTAGCTCCGGAAGGGAGTGTGATTTTATTTGCCATTTTTGCCTCCTGTAGTTGTGCCTCGTTTATCTTAGTGTAAAAGGGCAGTAGGGGTACGGGATCTAACGAGGCGGAAAGATCGACCTGCTACCCCTACTGCGTTCTAGATTAGACGACTGCGGTTGTTACGGCGTTCTTAACTACCCACTTAATAGGTGAGTATCCGACCGTACCGGCGTCTGTGAGGTTACCCTGAGCGTTAAGGTCTACCACAACCTCTACGTAATCCTTCGAGCGCTCGATAACTGCAAGGGTATAAGCACCCTTAGTCATAGTCGCTTGGATTTGCGTAGCGGAAGAACCTGAACCCTGAGACCAGTTAAAGACTAGAGCTGGTTGGGTGTTGGTGAGGTAGTTCGTTAGCTGAGCGTCGTTTTCCATAATAAAAGTAATCTTGCCGGTAACTTCGGTAGCTCCGACGAATACTTGGTATGGGTTCTGGGTGTTAGCGATACCCCAGATAGGAGTTACCGGACGCTTTAGGTCGATATTTCCTGTCGTTGAGTTAGAGATAGTCGTACCTGCGACGCTTACGGTTCCGTACCAAACAGGGGTAGGGAGGATAGTAGAGAAGCTAGGGGTAGGAGTAGAAGCCGTAGCCGATACCCAACCGGTCGCCTTAGCGTCGTATTCGAGTAGACCGTCAGCGTTAAACTTAAGCGAGAAATCGTGGAATTGCATACCCGCGTAAGCGCGAACGTTAGCCGCATAGAAGTCGGTAATAGTAAAGGCAGAAGGCTGAGCGTCTGCGGCGGCGGTAGCCGAGTTCTTTACTGCGATAGTGTGAGTATAAGGAGCCGAAGCGCCGGTAACGACGTCTTCACCGAGGAGACCCGCGATTGGGTAAAGGATAGTATCCGCGAACGCCGCTCCGCTAAAGTCGAAAGTAGAGTTAGCGCGACCCTGAATATAGTTGTAGTTCTTTACGAGAGATCCGCGTAGACCTTCATCGTAGAGTGGTCCGTAGATATCCTGAGGCTTAACCGAGTTAGCGGTTACCGGAATATAGACGGTAGGAGTTACAGGTGTGCCTTTAGTAGTTTCCTTAGCGAGACCTATATAACTACGGGCTGTGTTTTGTACGGACACTTACTCACGCTCCTTGCGTTGAGTCAGACGGTGCTGACGGTATTGGTGTTACGGGTGCTTTTTTAGCTGACGCGGCGATTACGTCTGCGGCGACGAAATCAGCGGGTGCGTCAAAAGTGTCTCCGGGCTTAACAGTTAATACAAGCGTAGGAAATTCACGCTCGCTAGAGCCGGTGTATTGGAACGTTGCCATATCTCTCCTATGCCTGAATCATCTGCGTCACGTCGAATCGGATTTCTGCCCACGTTTCCGTAGCGCCGTTATCCGAGGTAACAGGCTCGCCGTAGAAGGTATCTATCGCCGGTTCTGCACCTTGCCAAACGTAGTTTCCGGTCGTATCGCCGAATCTATGGTCAGCTCGAAGCGTTGTCTTGATGTTGTCGATAAGTGTATCAAAATCAGCCATAGCGTTTTCCGCTAGATTTTGCAAGGAGTGGTGAAAGACCTGTAGGACTACCGTATAGTCGACGCGCTTCCAGCCGTTCGTAGCGCCACCGATAGCTAAACGAGTTTCGCGTTCTCCCTGAATAAAGATTACGACGGCGGATCGAGACATCTGCCCCGCGCCCGCGTTTACCTGAAAATTTATACGCTTTGGAAACGAGGTAAAGATTTGGTTTAAGGTCGGGATACTCGCGCCCGTAAGGTACGAGTAAAGAGTCGACCGAAGGTTGGTACGGTTTCCTGCCGTCATTAACGCATTCTCCGGAAGGGAGAGAGAAGCTCTTTAGCGAGGGCTAGGTC